TATGGATATCCCTTGCAACTGAGGGACGAGTTGATGTTATACCTATGGGACATCCAAATGGTGAGTTTTTACATTGGGATAAAGAACTTTTACTTAGTGGTCAACGCAAACTAGCCTCTGGCAAAGATTTACGAGACACTGACTACTCAAAGAACCAAGCAAAGTGGACACCTGTATTTGGTCCTGCTCCTGCCCAGTTATTGCCAGGAGATGTGTTTAAGGCTTTAAAGCCTTTGTTTTTTAGTGACAAATTAAAGATTGGTCACAATATAAAGTTTGATTTAAAATCTATTGCCAAGTATTACCGTGGACTTGTTCCACTTAAGCCGTATTTTGACACAATGATGGCTGGGTTTATTGTAAACAATCAAAATCGTGGTTATTTAGGATTAGCAGACTGCGCAAAACGCGAACTAGGAATAGTGGTGGAGAAGGGCGTTGGGGCTCAAGTAGAAGTTCATGCTTTTAGTGATGTAGCAAACTATTCAGGACTTGACGCAGATGCTACCTATCAACTTTATAAGGTTATGGCTCCAAAACTTGAAGGAGATTTAACTCGTGTATGGAACTTAGAGATGGATGTAATCGCTGCTCTTTGTGACATGGAACTAACTGGAACAAGCATAGATGTAGAAGAACTTACTAAGTTGAAGAATCGTCTTGAAAAAGACATCGATGATGCAAAAGCAAAAGCATGGAAACTTGTAGGTACTCCATTCTCTATGAACTCTATTCAAGAAAAACAAAAACTTTTATTTTCCTCTAAAGAAGACGGTGGAAGAGGAATAAAGCCAAACCTTCGAATTAAAATTGCTTTGACTACTAAAGGCCAAGAGGTTGCTGCCACCACTCCCATGAAACTAGGTATACAGCACTACTCAGTTTCTTCGGATGCGCTTGAGTTTTACCGAAACAAAGATGACCTTGTTGATGCCATCCTTGAGTATCAGGACCTCAATAAGTTAATGACAACTTACGTAATGCCTTACCTTGGTGGAGAGATTACACACACAGTTATGGGCAAAACAAAGGTTGTTGAAAAGAAGTCGCTCTTAATTAACGGCAAAGTACACACAAACTTTAAAGCGCATGGAGCAGAGACAGGGCGTTTCTCTAGTAGCGACCCAAATCTACAGAACATCCCTAGTGGTGGAGACTATGGAAAGTTAATTCGTGACCTGTTCATCGCTCCACCTGGACACAAATTGATTGTTGCTGACTATAGCCAAATTGAGCCTCGTATTATTGCCGCTTTTTCAGGTGACCCAATTATGGTTAAAAATTACTTAGATGGAGGGGACATTTACACCACAATTGGTGACACTATGGGTGTAGACCGCAAGGCTGGCAAAGTTTTAGTGTTGTCTATTGCTTACGGTGTTGGGCCAGAAAAAATTGCTCAGAGTATTGGATGTACGGTAAAAGATGCTAAAGACCTTCTAAACCGATTTACTAAACAGTTTAGCGATATTTCAAAGTATCGAGCGCGAGTTATCCGTTTGGCTTCTTCTCAAGCACCTACCCCATACGTGTCTACAGTATTTGGGCGTCGTCGTTATATCCCTGATTTAAAGAGCAGAGACCCAGGACTTCGTTCACGAGCCGAACGTCAAGCGTTTAACACCGTAATTCAGGGTTCTGCAGCAGACATTATGAAACTAGCGATTGTAAGAGCCCACTCTTGTTTTGTGGATGAGCCAGGAGCAAACGTCGTTTTGACCGTACACGACGAGTTGGTTACTGTTGCTCGTGAAGACTTAGCCGCAGATGTAGCAGAAGCAATTCGTGAGTCTATGGAAGGAATCAGACTTCCAGAGATTACCTTTCCGCTTATTGCGGAAGCAAAAATAGTAGATAGATGGGGAGAAGCCAAATGAGTAATGCAAACTGGTGGGCAAACAAATTAGGACAACAACCTGGGCAACAACCTGCGCAGCAACAACGCCCAACCAACATGCCAATGCCTCCTTCACAGCAACCTATGACTCCTTACGCTCCTCCTCAACAACAAATGAACCCTGTGTTATCAAAAGCACAAAGCGCAAGTCAAACACAACTCTGTCCTACTTGTTCTTCAAGTAATTACATGAGTGTGGCTGGCGCAAAGATACGGTGCTATGACTGTGGGTATCCTTTAGAGCAATCAGGCAGTAAATATGGGTCTTTAACTGGTGCAAAAGTTGAAGGCTCTGCAAAATCAGCCAAAGGAAACGACGTAGTAAACAACTTTAACCCACAACAAATAATTGGAAGGATTGACGGATGATAACTGATGAAGCCAAAAAAATCGTTGCTCAACTTAATAAGAAGTTTGGTGATGGAGTTGTTGTATTTGCCAGCGATATTCGTGCTGACCTAGTACCTCGGTTTACCAGCGGTTCTACAACTTTAGATTATGTTTTAGGTGGAGGATTTCCTGGCAATCAATGGAATGAACTTATTGGTGAACCTTCTCATGGAAAAACAGCAGTAGCACTGAAGGCAATTGCCGCTAACCAAGTTAAAGACCCTAACTTCACAACAGTATGGGTTGCGGCAGAGGCTTGGGTTCCTGCTTATGCTGAAATGTGTGGTGTTGACACCAGTAGAGTTATTGTTGTCGAAACCTCTGTAATGGAAGAGGCTTACGATGCAGTTATCGCATTTGCTGAATCAAAGTCTGTTGATGCTATCGTCATCGATTCACTTCCAGCCCTTTCTCCCTCTCCTGAATTGGAAAAAAATATGGATGAAATGACTGTTGGAAAAGGAGCCCTTCTTACTAATAAGTTTTTTCGTGTTGTCGGTACTGCAATGAAGAGAAGCCTTGTAGAAGCAGAACGACCTGTTTTAGGAATTGTCATCAATCAATACCGAATGAAGATTGGAGTTATGCATGGTGACCCACGTACAACTCCTGGTGGAGAAGGAAAGAACTATGCATTTTTCACTCGATGTGAAATCCGTAGAGATGAATGGATTGAACTTGGTTCAGGTAACAATAAGGTCCGAATTGGCCAAAGAATCAAGGTTAGGACTCTTAAGAATAAAACGGCGCCCCCACAGAGAGTCGCATACTTTGACTTTTACTTCGCAGAAGGTGGCTCTTGCCTTCCTGGAGAATTTGATTTTGCTAAAGAAATCGCGGCTTTAGCAGTAGTAAAGGGTTTTATTGAACGCAAAGGTGGATGGTATTACTATGGCGAGAGAAAATGGCAAGGAATTGACCCCGTTATTGATAGCCTCCGCAGCGAGATTGACCTCAAGGAAGAACTTGAAAAGGCTGTCCTTGAATCACCCGATTCCATTGTGGCAGGTACTGATGAGTAATGGGTTCCTAATAAATGACCTTGAATGGGCGGAAGAACTAGAGCGTGGCGTTGAAAGTTATACCGACATGTTGTTTGAAGCCATCTACGAAGGTACTGAAGAAGAGATTACCGAAACAGTTTCTGGAGAACCTTTTTGTGGCTGTAACAGGTGTTTTTGGAGAGAAACCTTGTTTTATGTAGTACCCAAGTTGCTTAACGGGTACGAGGAAGGCAAACTACAACTTGAAGACTGAAGGCCAAAAGCAATCTCAGAAGCATGAAAAACGTTTAGCCAAAAAAATTGGCGGAACACGTAACGCTGCATCTGGGGCTCTTTGGGCAAGAAAGGGCGATGTTCGGTCAACTGACCTATTGATTGAACATAAGTGGACTGGTAAAAAACAGTTCACTCTTAAGTCCGAAGCAGTAAAGAAAAATGTTAGAGAGGCAATCCTTGAAGGACGAATGCCAGTATTTGGTGTTCATCTTGATGGGGAAAACTACGTCATTCTTACTGAGGATGACTTCATCGAGATGAGGGAGAAACTAAAGGATGCCTAATACATGGATGAACCAGAGTACGCTTGGCGATATCAAGCCAGATGTTCGGGAGCAGATACCGACCTCTTCTACCCGCCAAGAGATAAAAACCAATACAAAGTTATTGCTGAAAAAGCAAAAGAATTTTGTTTTGGTGAAACTGGAAAAAACCACTGCCCAGTCAAAACAGAATGTTTGTGGGACGCAGTCTCTAGAAACGAACCTCACGGAATATGGGGAGGCCTCTCTCATCGTGAGAGAAACGCCTTAATAAGAAAATGGCAAAAGAAGTACAAAAAGAAAATGACCCTAAAAGAATTTATATTCAGTAAGGAAATGTGATGCCTATTCAAGGTTCTTGGGAACTGAAGAAGTTTCTTGATGCCAAAAAGACTGAGACTCGTCTCATGGGAGATGTAGAACGCCACCTTATGCGCAGACCAGAGTCTGACCGCAGAACAGACGTTCTTCATCCTTCAGAGATGATAAAGGCAGACTGGTGTCACCGTTACTCTTTTTACCTTTTAAAGGGAGGGAAAAAGAAACAAGAAAAACCTTCTTTACGTCTCCAGAACATTTTTGACGAAGGTCACGCTATTCACGAAAAATGGCAAAGTCGTTTTCATGAAATGGGTTACTTATACGGCAAATTTAAGTGCCTTCATTGTGGCAACATTATGAGTGATGTGATTTCCCCTTCTCAATGCGACGACTTAGACTGCGGGTCAATGGCAGTAAAATATGACGAAGTATCCTTGAAAGATGAAACCCTTAAGATTGCAGGCCATACCGATGGGTGGATTAAAGGATTAGGAGAAGACTGTTTAATAGAAATCAAGTCTATCGGTGCTGGGACACTTAGATACGAAGCGCCCGAACTCTTGATGGATGCCAACCATGACCTTACTAAAGCATGGAAGAGCATCCGCAGACCATTTCATAGCCACTTACTGCAGGGTCAAATGTACTTGGAACTAGCCAAACGCATGTACGGAGATGAAGCGCCCAATGAGATTGTGTTTATCTACGAACTCAAAGCAGACCAGGATTATAAAGAATTCACAGTAAAAGCAAACTTTGATATTGTTGAAAGAATTTTTTATTCAGCCCAAAAAGTGGTAGAGGCTGTAGAGGCTGATGTGATGCCTAAATGTAACGTTTCAGAAGACGGGTGTAAACAATGCGACTTAATTCCGTAAATACATGGGACCCTCTAATTGAGAAGGCTCTAGCAGTACCTAAACCTACCTATGAGTTAACAGCGCTACCACCAGATATAACTTCCTTAAGTAGTGAGCAATTAGCAGAGTTGTTTACTGTGTTAACAGGATGGGCCGATTACACTGCCTCTCAACTTGCTGCGGCTCAATTGGATGAACGAGCAGCGCAGAGAGCGTTGGATTTAAAGACTAATCGACTTATTGTAGAAAAAATGGGTGCTGCCACTAAAGGAGACAAGGTAACCCTTATCAAGGCTCAAATTTCCATAGATGAGGAAATTTTGCGATTGGAAGAAGTGTTTGAAGAAAGGTATGCTCGTCGTAAGATTCTAGAGATGATGCTCAACAACCAAGAAAGAGACATCACATTAGTTTCTAGGGAAATAACTCGTAGAACGGCTGGAGGGCCAAGGAGGGATTACGTATGAAGAAGTTATTGGTAATTATTTTAGTGCTGGCAGGTCTATCGTCACCTGCTCAAGCAAATGCCCCTACGGTTGCAATTATTGATGTTGGGTTTAACACAACTTCATTTGCAAATAATGTGGTTCATGAAGTTTGCATTGTCTCTGTAGCAATGTGTCCAAATGGCACTCGTTTTCAAGAAGGAACGGGGGCGGCCACAGTTGCTGCTAACTCTTTGCCAGCGTTTGCTCACGGCACTAATATGCTTTCAATTCTTACAAGTGTAAATCCTGATGTAAAAGTAGTACTTATTCGTATTCTTGGATTAAACACAAACGGTAAAGCAGGTGCATATTCAATTGATAATGTGACCGCAGCATTGCGGTGGGTTACAGCAAACTACTCTCAATTAAATATCAAAGCCGTAAGTATTTCTCAAGGACGCGTAAACGCTCCTTGCAGAGCAACGCCTGATTTAGTGAACAACATCAAGACATTGACTGCAGCAAATGTGGCTGTGATTGCATCAACAGGAAATGAGAGTAACAGGACAAACATGGCTGTTCCAGCGTGTATTGAAGAAACAATCTCTGTTGGAGCAACTGACAATCCTGAAGTTAGAAACACTGGCAAGGGTTGGAATGTATCGGCTACGCCAACAGTTGCTTTGTACAGTAATGGAAATGCATCAACAGACTTCTATACAAATGGTCGTTTCTTCCACACTGCAATGAATGGGACACGACAGTTCTCTGTTGGAACTTCTAATGCAACTGCTGCATTTGCTGGAATGTGGATGAAGAATTTGCGTCCAACAATTGCAGAGACATATAACTCTTTTGTATCTACTGCTACATCAACGTCTAACCAATGGTTAACAGGAAGGTATGTACTTATTCCATGAGTGAGCCTATTTTGCCCGAAGCACATCAACTCATAAACAATGATAGGAATGAATCCTACGACCACCCCTTAGATAACTTTTACAGAATAAAACAGGGTTGGGAAATTATCTTTGGGTTTAAAGTTACCGAAGAACAAGTTGGGCTTGCAATGGCGTGGGTAAAGATTGCACGAGAAGCCTACAAACATAAGAGGGATAATTTAGTAGACGGCGCTGGTTATCTTGGAACTGTAGACATGGTTATCACTGAGAGAGAACGCCGTGCCAACAAAGACATTTGATGGTGATTTAGAGGACGAAAAGTCAGTATCAATTGGAATTGACCAGTCTTTAACAGGGTTTGCTTTTACTGCATTGCAGATAGACAACCCGTCCAAGTATCACACTTGGGTTTATAAATCGCCATATTTTGGTGTTGAAAGGTTAGTTGATATTCGTCAGTTTCTCTTTGACCATCTTGATTATGTTTCTGAAAAACACAACATTCAAAAGATTGCAATGGAAGGAACAGTTCTTGCTAGTCATTCGGCTTTAGTCTTAGGAGAACTATCTGCCCTTGTAAAAACCACTCTTTACGATTATTTTGATGACGATATTAGATTTCCAGTATTGGTCCCTCCAATGACGCTAAAGAAGTACGCATCTGGAAAGGGCAACGCCAAAAAACAGGAGATGCTTCTTCAAATGTACAAGCGCTGGGGAGTAGAGTTCAACGACGATAACGCCGCTGACTCCTACGCTTTGGCTAGGTTGGCAGCAGGAGTCCATCAAGACAAGGTAGAACAGGCTGTAGTAGAGCAAATGCAGGACCCTAAATACCGAGACCAGGCAAGGGAATAGCCTT